AAGCTTCAGCACGTAAGAATAAAGTTATTGATGTTGAAAATTATTTAGGAGAATTATGTGGAGACTTGTTCAAAGCTGCTTGGATGGTTAAAGCTACATTAAGAAACTAATGACAATCAGACATCAAATTAAATCTCGCTGGTACTATATTTTTTGGGGATTAATGGCAGCAAGTGTTGTTGGAGGACAAGTTTATATAGGTACTGGTTATCATGCTATGAGCAAAACTATACTCTTTTGCGATAGGTTTCAACCATTGATCCACAATTTTGGCAGTCTAAAAGAGTAACCTTGTCATAACTAGGATTAGAGTTAGCTTCACTAAAATCTAAATTAGATTCACTTTCGAATGTTAACTCTGTTGAGCAATAATAACAATTCATGATACTAAGAAGAATGATGTTCTATTCGATGACAGTTGCTACATAATGGAATACATTTATCAATTTCTTTTTGAATACGTTTCCAAGAGTAGCCTCTATATACCATATTAGAGATAGCAAATTCTTTATCTCGGATATGATGAAAATCAATTACTCTATGATCTCGTATTCCACATTCTTTACATTTAATTGTTTTTTTATATTCAACTAATTTCTTTTGGTTCTTTCTTATTCTGGTCTTATCATCAGCCCATGACATCTTAATCTAACTCCTTCCAAATCCATCCCATTTGGTAATCGTTTATATAAGGTTCTATATCTAGAGCACTCATTAATTCATTAATAAGTCTTCCTTTTCCTATTCTTAAAGAAATAATATTTTCAATTGGATTAGGCATATTGTCATCTACAACTATTAAGGTTCCTGGTTTAATAACATTCTTTGCAGCAAACAATTCTTTTAAGTGATGACTAGCAGCTTCCCAATCATTTGTCCAATCATCGATGTTACAAGAATCTAAATACAATAAATCAACTGCTCCTTCTAAAGTAGATAAAAATTCAATTGAATCCTGATTAGCTACTTCAGCATGAAAAGTGTTTTTTCTTGCAAGCTCACATGCTTCTGGATCAGTATCAACTGATAAAAGTGTTCCTCCATAAATTTCTATAAACTCATCAAAAAGAAGTGTTGAACAACCATCACCCTCATAGTTATCGACTTCTCTATAGCATCCTGTTTCTACAATGATAGGATTCTTTTTGGTTTTTAAGTAATTAAAAATTTTAGTAAATCCTCCTTCTCTGCTTGTATTGGATATCGGTTCATTCAAACGTTTCTTAATTTTAGAAAAATATGCTTCCCATAATTTATCATTTGTCTTTTTATTTCTTCTTTTTTTAGTTGTTTCTGTCATTTAAAATTTTTTATATATACCTAATGTACTAAATAATGTAAACATTTTCAAAAAAATCTGATAAATTATAATTAATAGATTAAATCTTGATGGTAATTAAAACATTGCAAAGCAAATCTATAAAGGAAATTAATAAAAATCCTTGTCGAATAACTTTAAATGGTAAGCGACATTACACTACACCACTGGATTCTGGACCAGCTCCTTCTGTTACTACTATAATTTCTGAGACTGCTTCAGAACAAAACAAAAAAAAGTTAGAGATGTGGTCCAAGGCAAATCCAGGTGTAAAAGAAAAAGCTGCTGAACGAGGTACAGCTGTTCACTATGGAATGGAACAGTATTTAAAAGGAGATAAAGAACCAAAAATACCAGAAGAATATGATAATTATTGGGCAGGAATGCCTCCGATACTTGATCAGTTTTCTGAAATACTTTGGGCTGAATCTCCAATCTTAGATAAGTACAAATTTACTGTAGGTTCTGATGATATAGCTCGTGTCTGGGGCTGCGATGACGAAGGAAGATCCTGGGCTGGTGCTCCAGATATTATTGGAGTTGCTAATAATAAACTTACTCTTGCTGATTTAAAAACAAGCGTAAAACCTTATAGCAGAAAATGGCCTTCTCATTTAGAAAAAGGATCAAAAGAATGGAGAGACTTATTAGGTGGATATATGAAATTTAAAAAATGTTGTAAACAATTAGCTGCCTATGAAATAGCTATAGAACAGACTTTAGGTTTAAAAGTACAACAAGCAGCTATCTTAGTATCTACTCCAGAGCGTACACAAATATTTAAAATATCAAAAAATTATTTAAATTGTTTTAAAAAAGATTGGTACAAAATAGTTAAAGAATACTATAAACAAATTGAAGACTTAGATGAGCACAACTCTAATCTTATATAGTGTCTTATCTAAAGTGATTAAGAATTTATGTTATCTAATCTAAGGTATTGTCTTGATGAATTGTCGGGTATAGGATAATAAAACACCTTAAACAAACCTCTCCATGGAAATTCAAATTTCCGTTGGTGAGTGGATGAATAGCCTTCAAGACCGCATGAAAAGTGCGGTTGAAGGGGATTGTTTTCATTTACCAACTCGAATGCACCTTCATGCTTTTAAAGTATTGCAACAACAAAATTTCCCTGATAAGCATTTTAAAATAGTTATAGGAAGTGAACTTATAGAATGAAAGATTCAAAATTAAACCTAAAACCAGGGGAGATTCGTCTTGACTATATCCCTATGGATTGGCCTCTTACACCACTTGGAGGTAGTAAAGACCCATATGTATCAGGGTGGCAAAACAAACCTTTTGGAAGGCACGAAATAGATCAAGAGCTAGCTTCTGGAGACTGCAAAGCAGTGGGTTTACTATCTGGCCCTGTATATAACCATCCATTTGGATTGGTCTGGGTTGATGTTGATGGTGCATCTGTATATAGAACAGTAGAACAAGTTTCTGGACTTACTTCTGAAGAAGCTCTTCCAATTACGCTAACTATACTAAGTGGAAAACCAGGTCGTGAGAAAAAGTTATATAGATTAAACAGAGATAAACATAAACATTTCATTCGTAATAAATATACGTGGCATGCAGAAGGACCAAAAGAAAAATTAGAGATCTTATGGTCAAAGCATCAAGGAGTTTTGATGGGTCTACACCCTCAAACTGATGGTTATTTCACTAGTCCTAATCAAGGTTTTGAATTTGCTAGTAATCTGCCTGAGCTACCAGATTGGATATTAAATGCAATTGTTAATAAAAATGTAAAGCAAGGCGTTCCAGTCAATCAAACAACTAGAATTGTAGGTCCTAGTTTTGCTATTAATGCTCGGGTAGATCTCGCAAGAGATATGCAACTGGCTACTGAAGCTATGTGGGCACTACCACTAGAAGCAGTAGATGATCATGACATCTGGATAGCAATTGGACAGTCTTTACATTCTCTTGATGATTCTTTATTGGATGATTGGGATGAATGGTCTAGACAATCAGGTAAATACAGAAAAGGAGAATGTAAAAAAAGATGGCGTAGTTTTGATAAAGGAGGTGCTCGTACTCTTGGATCTTTATTCCATCATGCAAAAGAGAACGGCTGGAAACCTTCCGAAGACTACAAAGCAATGGGAGTTGATGATTTAACTCTCGAACAAGCGATTAAAGAACTCGAACAAGCTGAAAAAGAAATGACTATTAAACCTCCACTCAAACGCACTCCACCTATGTCTCGTCCGACACCCTCTGCCGCAAGGGAACAGAAACCTAGAAATCCATCCTCTGATGTAGTAGCAAATGTTCTACTACAAACGTATAAGGGAAATGCTAGGTATAGTCAAACTCAAAACTGCTTTTTTATCTACGAATATAAAAGTAAAGGTCTTTGGTCAAACCTTTCAGAAACAGAAATGAAAGGTGAAGTCAAAAGTAAATTAGAACTTGTTAAAGAACATCTGTTACCTAATGGTTACAGTATGAATCTAGTTAACGATGTACTAGAACAATTAAGAGTTAGTTTAATTTTTGATGATTGGTATGAAGATAATGAACATTTACTATTTACTAATGGGATTTTATGTATAGAGACTAAAGAATTCATAAATTTCGATAGGGAAATGCACATGACTCAACAACTTCCCTATGATTATGATCCCGCTGCTACATGTGAACCTATTATTAAATGGCTTAAATATGTTCAAGATGGTAACTGGGATAGAGTACAAGTTTTAAGAGCCTGGTTAAGAGCTGTTCTTTTAAGTAATTCAAATATACAAAAGTTTGTAGAAATTGTTGGTCCAGGTAAATCAGGTAAGTCTACTTATTCCAACCTTGCTCATGCATTAGTTGGTGATGATAATGCAATGATTTCTTCCCTAGAACACTTAGAAAAAAATAGGTTTGAAACTGCAAATTTATATAAAAAGAAATTACTTTTATTTAATGATGTTGAAAGATATGGTGGTTCAGTATCAGTATTAAAAGCAATTACAGGTCGTGATTTAATTCGAAATGAACGTAAGTTTCAATCTGGTGCATTAAAGCCATTTAAATTTAATGGGTTGGTAATGATAACTGCAAATGAACCAATACAAACGACAGATCCTACATCTGGGCTTGCACGTCGTCGTCTTACTATTCCTTTTGATCGACCTTTCACTGGTAGCTCAGCTGAACAGCGCACCTTAATTGATATGGATGATAGAGGTAATCCTCTTGGGGATTTTGCTTCTTTGCTTCCAGGATTGGTTAACTGGGTATTAGATATGCCTGAATCGGAGATGCGTGAATATTTAATGGAAACAAATAAGAAAGTTGACTTCTTTGCTAAACATCATAGAGAACAAATTCTTAAATCTAATCAGATTATGGATTGGATGGAACACTGTTTAGTATTTGATCCAGGTGCATCAGCTCCAGTGGGATTAGCAAAGAGTGCCCCTTCTGGTTCATCTCATATTTATATGGCACATGATAAATGGCTATATGCTAGTTACTGTGAATTTTCTCGAGCATCTAATAGCAATATCTTAGGTAGGAGTAGGTTTGAAACATTATTAATGGATGTTTGTGTTCATCAATTAGCTTTAAATATTTATAAAATGAAAGACAGAAGAGGTATGAGAGTTGTTAATATTGCTTGCAGAACTGGTGATCCTAAGTATGAAAAATACCCCTCTATTGTGCAGGTAGGATTGAATAAAGAAGAATGGAGAGAACAGTACGGGAATATGTTAGATAAAGATCCTGAAAAAACTTACTAATTTGTGTATAGTTAAAAGAGATTATTAAATATAAATGAGTAAAAAACCTAAGTTACTATGGTCTGGTGACATAGTAGCGATGACTGGATTCGCAAGAGTTACTGAAAACGTAATCAAACATATTAAAGATGATTTTGAAATTGTAGTTTTAGGTCATAACTGGTGGGGTGATCCTCATCCATTGCAAAAAGAATATAAAATGTATCCTTCATCAAATAGATTTCAAACTGCACCTTTTGGTGAAGATCGCATTAGAGAAATAGTTATAGCAGAAGCACCTGATATTGTATTTACTATTAATGATATGTGGATTGCTAATGAACAATACAAACGTATTCAAGATTTACATAAGGAAAAGAAATTTAAATTTGTAGGGTATTCCCCTATGGATTCATATAACTGGACAGGATGTTTAAGTGATACAGCCAATGATTGGGATGGGATTGTTTCTTATACTGAATTCGGAGCAAGAGAATTTATAAAAGGTGGAATAAAAAAACCTGTTGCAGTTGTTCCTCATGGTGTAACTCCAGGTCAGTTTTATCCCAAAGATCAGAAAGAAGCTAGAAAGGAATTAGGTTTAGCAGAAGATGCTTTTATCGTATTTAATGGAAATAGGAATCAATTCCGTAAACGTCAAGATATAACAATTGCAGCTTTCGCTAAGTTTGCAAAGGATAAACCTAAAACTCAATTGTATTTACATATGGGTAAGAAAGATCAAGGTTGGGATTTAATGCATGTATTTGATAGAGAAATGAAAAAGAATGGTATAGATCCTAACGGCAGAATTATTTTGACATCAGATACTGATGGTCCTCCTAACGTAGAAGTTGATACTTTAAATACTATTTATAATGCTGTTGATATAGGGATAAACACATGTAAGGGAGAAGGTTGGGGTCTTGTAAATTTTGAACATGCAGCTTGTAAGGTAGCTCAGGTAGTTCCTAGTCATACATCCTGTAAAGAAATCTTTGAAGGATATGGACGCTTAATACGTTGTGATCATATAGATGTTGATACCAATTATTCCAGGGAAATGCCTTGTCCTTCAACTCAGCATCTTGTGGAAATTCTCGATGATCTGTATGAAAATAAAGAAAAGCTTGAAGCAACAGCAGAACTTTGCTATGAAAGAGTAACTGATCCACGCTTTGAGTGGCAGAATATAGCTGCTCAACTTTCAGGTATCTTTCAGGATGCTTTGAATAATGTAGATCATTCAGTAGATAAAAAACCTAAACCTACTAAGAAAAAAAGAACTAAGAGGAAGTTAACAAAATGAAAATACATTTTAAACCATGGGGTTGGTATAAAGATCTTTACGAAGGTCCAGGATATAAGTTAAAGATCATTCATATTAAAGAAGGTCATCAACTTAGTTTGCAGTCCCATCAACATAGAAGTGAAGTTTGGAATACAGTTTCTGGGGAGGGAGAATTTTTTGTAGGAGGAGTATGGTCAATAGCCAGAATAGGTAACTGTATAAAAGTTCCTTCCAAAACTATTCATAGAGCTAAAGCTGGTAAAGAAGGTTTGATGTTTGTAGAAATCCAGTTTGGAGAAAAACTTTCTGAAGATGATATACAAAGACTTGAAGATGATTATGGCAGAGTGCTATCATCTGAGTAACGGGGTATGCATGAGCCTCGTTGAGTGGGTAAAGAATTTCCTGTTGATTGCACTCAGCAGGATTTTTTTTGTCTTTAAAATGTATAAAAACTAAGAATGAAATAAATTTCTTTTAGTTATAAAATAAATAACACTCTTCAATTAGTGTACGTTCTATTCCTAGTCTCATGGGTCTCAAATTAAATACTAAGAATAGCTACATACACTATTGACATACTGTTATTTAAGCTAATATCAAAAAGAATTTAATCTCATTCTCAGTTTTATGTCACGTATTTATAAACCAATGCCTCCTCTTTGGCATCTAAAACAGATGTTTAATCTGTCTGATGATTGTCCGAATGGTTTGATATGGAAAATTAAAAAGGCTTCCTATGAGCCCGGAGATCCCGCTGGACGACTGAATAAATCAACAGGATTTTATATGGTTTGTATAGATAATGAAGTGTATATGGTACATAGAATTGTTTATTATTTACGTACAGGACAATGTCCAGATGAACATAGCGTAGAACATGCAGTTACTGTAGATAATATTAAAGATAACCGTTTAGATTTGATACCTACCTATAGGACCTCAGTATTAAGATCTAGATTGGTACTGTAATATGGCAAATATTATTAATGCTCTAGAGAGAGTTAACTTTCGTCATGTAAATAACATAGATGAATTAACAGATAGCGAGTTAGAAGAAAAGGGATACTATCGAGGTTTCTCTTGTGTACATGGCCATACTATTCGTGATATTAAAGATCATTGGTGTTATCACTGTGCAATGAAAATTAAATCTAATATATGTGGTTTTGATTTGAATTATTTAGGTAATGATTTTAAAAATAAATACTATAGACTTTGGCAAAGAATTGAAGTTAAAGAGCCAGATGAATGTTGGCCTGTAGACCTTCCAGGGAAGAAAGCTCCTCGTAGAGTATGTTTTCCTTCTTATCGAACTTTTTATAGTAAACAGAAATCAGAAAATGTAACTGCTCATAAAGCTATTTATCAATGTGCTTGGGGAGATGTGGGATCAATGGTGGTAACTAGAATGTGTAACAATCCTTGGTGTGGTAATCCTTTGCATATGGTATCTAGTTGGAATTGTGGTTTCCCTCCTAAAAATCTTCATCCATTTGATATTAACTTCAACGCAGAAAAACTTATGCGCATTTGTAAAGCAAGAACTGTAAATAGAGAACAAGAAATAATACAAGAATCTTATAAAGCAACTATTGCCCATCCACTACATGTAAAAGATGCTCCGGATTATGATGAAGGATAAGACATTTTAAAAATATAATGGCTAGGAACCAACTTACCCAAAGACAAAGAACTGTTAGTAATCCATTACCAGTTGGTACATTTGATGATACTTCTATTCGTTATCTAACAGGTACATTAGGAGGAACCAGTCAAGTAAGTACTGGCGGTTATGGTGGTGGAACTGTTAATCATTGGTTTAAATTTAAAATAACAACAGCAGCATGGATAATGATTGCTAAAGCAGGAGGTTATGAAAAATATTTTAATGTATCTGCATATGATCTTAATAAAAATCCGATTATAGGAAGAGCTATTTTTGATGAGGATAGTATAACTACAACATCAGATGGGAATACATATACTCCTTATGCTGGAACTATTATGAGTTCTCAAAGTATTACTTATAATAATTTTGATCCTAGTAGGTTAGATAAAGGTGATTCACGATATTATCCTTTAAATATTGGAGAATATCTATTATGTGTTTCTAGTACTCTTAATACACCTTTTGAATATGCGGTAGGTGTAGTAATTGAGATGGCAGATTCTGATCTTGTCCTTCTAGATGAAAATTATGATCGAATGCTTCTTGAAACTACTTTAGAGGAAGACAATATTGTTTGTGATACAACTGAAAATTATAAAGGAACAGATGAACATGATCATTCATTACTAGAATGGAAAACAGCATGGAGCAAAGAACGCCAGGAGCATGAAAAATTCCCAGATGTACTTATTCCTTTAACTACTAAGCCTTAAATACAATGACTAATAAACCTGTTCGTAAAGAAAAAACTTGGACAGAAAAATTTAAAGAACGATGTAAAGAGGTACCATACGAACAGCAATGTCGTATTTATGACTTATAGGATTAAAAGGAAATCTAAAACAACAACTTTAACCTTAGATGATGGGTTCATTTTTAAGATGAATATCCATCCATACATGGCAATAGAAACCGGAAAAATATGGTTAGTAGGTTGGGCAATAAGTAAAAGTAATCGTCAAATAAATGATTGGATGTGTAGAAGATCAAAGCGATCACGAGTATATAAATTAAGTACTAATAAACCCAAAAAAAGAAACCAACATGCTCATTGGATATGTATCAACATTATGCGTAAATGGTTAAAAGAATTACCTGAAGGAGATGGTATGGCTATACGTTGTGAAGCATCTAGTTCTAATAAACAATTTCGTGTATGGAAAAAATGGTTTAAGAAAAATGAAGATCCTAACTGGAAAATCTCAGATGAGCATAAATCTTTTTTCTTTTACAAAAAAACAACATAGAATATAAATACTAATTCTTTATTTAAAATGATTGCTATCATTCGTCCAATCTTGTTTAGATTTTTAAATACCCCTCAAGTCAAACAATTGATTGTAGATTTATTAACAAAATTGGCTGATTCGACAGATAATACTATTGATGATAAAGCTGTTGAATTTATTAAAAAAGGTTTATTCTCTTCTGTTAAAAAGTAATAATTAAACGGCAGTAAACCACCAAACTGCTCCTTTTTCTTTATCTACATAATTACGTAAATTAAATGCATCATGCTTATTTAGTGTGATGCATCTTCTTTTTCCATGTACTTCATAGCACACGTTAACAGTTATTTCTTTGTTTCTAATAAGTGTCATAATCTTATACTAATCAGTAGAAGTTAATTATTACAAATGGCAGAACAGAAAGATGCGGAAATCCTAGAAGAAAAAAAGGATGATAAGAAAAAAAATGTACTTGAAAAAGTAAAAGATGCAATACTTCCAGACCAAGAAGAACAAGCAGCAATCATTAGTACATTTGTACGCCTTGGGGTGTTGATTTGGTCCGGGGGAATATTGACATTAAATTACGTTTCTATCCCAGGAATACCCTCCCAGAAAATTGATCCAACTTTCATAGCTTCGGTGTTCACTGGAGTTTTGGCTGGATTTGGCATCCAGACAGCAAGTAAAAAAGGTGATGGAACTATGAAAATGAATGGCGAAAATGGACAAGTAAGTAAGAAAGATATGGAGGAAATGATAACAAAAGCTACTGCTAATTCTGCTGTACAAACTATAAGAATTGAACAAGCTCCGTTAGTAATTAAGGCAGAAACACCTAGTAAAGAAACTAAGTACCAGATGTAAAATAAAGAAGGAAAATAATTAAGGAGGTTTACTCATGAACAGTCCACTTTATATTCCTAATTGGCAGTATCATTCTAAAAAAGATATAACATTAGATTTTGTAAAAAAAGAAAATATGCTACGTAGAGCTTTACATCGAGCAAAAACAATTGTGAAAAAAATTAGACGAATGTAGATGTTATAGACTTTAATTAAGTAATGTAAATAGTTAAAATGTGGAAGTTACTTTCATTCTTGATATTAATATTTAGTCCACTTTCAGTACGTGCAGATCTGATTCACCGTCTATCAACTAGTACTTCTTTGACTGTAGGGGGAGCTAGTACAAATTCTGAACGAATCGGAAGTACATACGCAGTTTCAGGATCAAATATTAAAGTTGATACTTCTAATAGTGGTCACTTTGGTACTATGACTGCTGCCACAGCAACAGCGGCAGCTGCTCAAGACCTTGGTACTTATGATATAAATACAGCAGGATCAGCGTTCAGTTTTTCTGAATCATGGACCCAGGGAGACGCAGTAAATACGATAGGTGCAGGAGTAGATGTTAGTACTGATGGTCTAGTTGTAGACATGCCAGCTTTTGGTAATACCACTACGCAAGCGGGTGGTGTGAAAGGTACCCTCGCAGGTACTATTGTTAGTTCGGGAATTATGACTCTAGTTGCAGGAGGTGCAAACACTTCGGCAGTCGGCCAATTTGTAAGTGAAATAACCGTCAAGTAGAAGTCATGAAGCGGCTTTTACTGCTTTTATTATTAGCACCAATACCTGCTTTATCTGTTCCTGTCACGCCAAATTTTCAAAGTGGTTCGATGACATCCCATACGGAAACTACTAGTAAAGTATCAGAGACAATTTCGGTTATTGAATATCAATCTGGTTGGCAAATGACCTTAACTGGGAATAATATAACTACAGACGCTGATAGTTTATTACCTGCAGCAGTCTCAAACACTAATA